GCGCAATTACCAACAGCGACATCACTTTCCGTCCAGTGATTCCAGCTGGTGTTGCGTATTTATCTGGGGCAGACGCGGCCACACTCTATGCAAGCACTGACGCAGTGGAGCAAGCAGTCACAATCGTCAGCGTGGAAATCTTTCAGAGTGTGGTCGCTCCTGGCGGACAGATCGAGGGCGTGGACTTCACGCCGTCACCTTTTAGAATGGGTCGCAGCTTACAAAACCGAGTTATTGGCCTTTTGGGCAATTATGTTGACGTTTCAACAATGGCAATGTAAATGCCTACGCCAACATCAATCGCCACAGACGTTCGAGGCACACTTGCGACAGCTTTGGCTGGCGTAGCAGCTTCCGTCTATAGCTCACCGCCAGAGGCAGTCATTCCGCCAGCCTGCGTGATAGTGCCAGACGCGCCGTATCTAGAAACAACGACTATTGGCAAAAGCCAAATACGAGTCAAAATTAACTTTGTGGTCACTGCCGCTGTTGCCTATAACAACACAGCTGGCGCGCTCGATAACCTTGAGCAACTCATTATTGCGATTATGGGCGCAATGCCTGCCGGTTACACAGTCGGAGACGTACAGCGTCCGACAGTGCAGTCTGTAGGAGCTTCTAACCTACTAGTGGCGGATCTCGCGGTCAGCACTTACTACACACAACAGACAATCTAAGGAGAAAAAATGCCAACAACAATAGTCACGGCGAGAGACATAGTCTTGACAATCGCAACCGTGAATTATGATGCACAGACTACCGCGGCCACATTAGTGAACGCGCCTGTAATTACTACCTATCAAACACTTGACGGCAAGGCTTACAAGCACATTGACGATCAGTGGACATTAAATCTTGAGCTGCTTGCAGACTGGGGCGTTGCTTCATCACTATTTGAGGCAATGTGGACAGCGGCAGACAGTAATCCAAATACGACTTTGGCTGTATCTTTCACAGCCACTACTGGTGCAGTCTTTACTTGCAATGTCTTTCCAGTCTTTCCAAGCGTCGGCGGCGCAGCGCCAGACGCACAGACAGACACCTGGGCAATGCTAGTTGACGGCAAGCCAGCAGACACATTCAGCTAACAGCACTAGAAACGGGAGCACACAAAAATGAAACTACCAATAACAATCGAATATACATCAGGCGAGTTCGGTACATATACCGCGCAACCGCCCGAGTGGGCAAAGTGGGAGAACAAAACAGGCCAGACTATTTCACAAGCTCAAGACAAAATTGGCATTGCCGATCTTCTCTTTCTTGCGTGGAATGCAATGAAGCGCGAGGCTGGTGGCAAGCCAATCAAGGGCTTTGAAATCTGGTGCGAGACAGTCGCAGATGTGACAGTCGGTGAGGTTCTCCCAAAAGCTACGCCGCCGGAAGCGTAAATCGAATCCTGGTGGATTTAGCTTTGGCCACTGGGATACCGATGAGCGAATGGCAGACGGCGGAGCAGATTTACACGGCGCTTGAGATATTGGAGAAGCAAAATGGCGGACAGCGTTGAAATTGCTTATGACAAGGCTGACCTACGTCGCGTTCTAGGTGCTTTCAAGGCAATGGACGAAGAAGCTACAGCCCAGGCAAAAATTGCTTCGGGCGCTTTGGCAGAATTTGCCCAAGACAAAATCATAGGCACTGCCACAGGCCGAGGCGTAGCAGCTGAAAAAATTGCTCGCGGATCACGAGTTTCTAAGTCGTCCAAGATAGGTGAGTTATCTTTTGGCTTTGCCGGTCAAAAGTTTTCAGGTGGTGGCACTACAAAAGAGCTTTGGGGCGGCAACGAGTTTGGATCTAACAAGTACAAGCAATTCCCGATTTGGTCAGGGTCAGGGCCAAAAGGTCGAGGATCTAACGGCTGGTTTATCTATCCAACTTTGCGCGCCATTCAGCCTGAAATTATTGCTAAGTGGGAGAATGCCTTCGAGAAGATTTTGAAGGAGTTCTAATGGTCGCACAAAGTAGGACGCTCAAGCTCTCGATACTTGCAGACGTTGACCAACTCAAAAAATCCTTAAACAGCGCAAATAATGACGTTGAAGGATCAAGCAACAAACTTGGAGACTTTAGCAAGAAGGCTGGCCTGGCCTTTGCGGCAGCTGGCGCAGCGGCTGGCGCTTACGCAATCAAGCTGGCAGTAGACGGCGTCAAGGCTGCAATCGAGGACGAGGCTGCGCAGATACGACTTGCAACATCATTGAAGAATGCCACCGGCGCAACAAATGAAATGATAGCCAGCGTTGAAAAGCAAATACTAAAAACATCACTGGCCACGGGCGTCACTGATGACAAATTAAGGCCGGCCCTATCCAGGTTGGCCTTGTCGACCGGCGACGTAACAAAGGCACAGGATCTACTTAGCCTGGCACTTGATATAAGTCAGGCAACAGGCAAGGGGCTTGACAGCGTCGCAAATAGCCTGGGCAAAGCCTTTGACGGCAACACAGCTTCGCTGGGCAAGTTAGGTATAGGGCTATCGTCTGCCGAATTAAAGGCCATGTCATTCACCGAAGTCCAGGGCAAGTTATCAGATCTCTTTGGCGGAGCGGCCGCCGCTAACTCAAAAACCTTTGCCGGTCGACTTGAGATTCTTAAAGTCACATTTGACGAAGCCAAAGAATCAATCGGCGCTCGCCTGCTACCGATAATTCAACAGTTAGTTGAGTTTGTAGTCAACAAAGTCGTGCCAGCCCTAGGCAAATTTGCAGATTTCTTTAAGCCAATTACAGACGCCATAAAAAATAACAAAGAAGAATTCACGCTATTTATTGATTTTATCCAAAAGTATGTTGTGCCAATCTTGGTCAACGTATTAGGCGGCGCCTTCAAAGTCGTTGGCGAAATTGCAGGTGGCGTCATTAACGTAATTGGCGCAGTCATTGGCGGACTTAATGTGCTTATTAATGGAGCTGTTGCCGGTATCAATTCTTTAATTGGTCTTTACAATTCAGTGCCATTTTTGCCTAACGTCTCAAAGATAACAGCGCCAACTATCAGTGTGCCAACGGTTGCATTGCCCAGTGTTGCGGCAACTTCTCAAGTGCCAAAAATAAGTGTCCCTAGCGTTTCCGGTGGCAGTGGATCTACAGTAACTAGCGGCGGCGGCGTTGCCGCAGCTGTATCGGGCGCGGCCATGGCCACAGTTAATCGTGCTTCTATAGAATCACAATTTTTCCAACCGTCTGCCGCAGCCGGACTACAAGGCGCAAGATCGGCCGGAATCAATGTGACAGTAAATGGCGCAATTGACGCCGAAGGAACAGCTCGCACAATTGTCAAGACTCTTAATGATTCATATTTTAGAGGCACAGGCGGGGCAGGTGCTCTAGCCGGTCTCAACCTATGACGCAGTGGGCGCCGGTTTGGCGAGTCAAAATTGCCGGTGTGGACGTCACAGATTCAGTTTTGGCTAGCCTAAACATCACGTCAGGCCGCACAAATATCTATGAACAGGCTCAAGCCGGCTATTGCTCAATCACGCTCATTGTGTTCAATCAGGCGGCTATTGACTACGAGATAAACGACACCTTGTCAGTCGAAGTGCAGGACACTGCGGCGGCTTATCAGCCTATCTTTGGCGGCTCAATTGTGGACATAGCTGTAAGCGTGTCAGAGGTCGGCTCGACGGCGTACACGCAGGAAGTGACCATAACTGCCTTGGGCGCTCTAGCAAGGCTGCAAAAGGCTCTTACAGACGGCGTTTTGACACAGGATTTTGACGGCAATCAAATTGAGACAATCTTGCGTGAGGTGCTTTTTGCCCAATGGCAACAAGTGCCAGCGGCTTTGACATGGGCAACCTATGATCCGACAGTTACTTGGGCCAACGCTGAAAACACAGGATTAGGCGAAATAGATACTCCAGGCAATTATGAGCTTGCACAGCGGTCATCATCACGAACCGTTATATATGACCTTGTATCAGCCTTGGCAACTTCCGGCCTGGGCTATATCTACGAGGACGCAAACGGCCTTATCGGCTATGCAGACTCAACACACAGAACTGTCTATTTGGCGGCCAATGGCTATACGGATCTTACAGCTAATCATGCGCTGGGCCAGGGCATAACAATCAAAACTAGGGCTGGCGACGTGCGCAATGACGTCACGATTCAATACAACACAAACAGCCAAAATGAAGTCAGCGACAGAGATGAAACTTCCGTCGGACTTTATGGCGATTTAGCACAAATCATTACGACCACAATCAAGCACCAGGCAGACGCCGAGGATCAGGCTACGTTTTACCTACAGCTTAGAGCCTATCCACAGCCAAGTTTTGATTCAATAACCTACGCGTTGACTAATCCCGAGTTGGACAATGGTGATCGAGACAGCCTTATCAACGTGTTTATGGGCCAGCCAATAGCCTTAAATGACTTGCCGCTTAATATGGCCGCCGGTACATTCCAGGGCTTTGTCGAGGGCTACAATTTTAGGGCCAGCTATAACGAGCTAGCAGTCACCTTGCTTATGTCACCTTTGTCCTACTCATTGCAAGCTATGCGCTGGAATGACGTGCCAATTACGGAAACGTGGGCAAGCGTGTCGCCAATCTTGACGTGGGAATATGCCACAATCGTGTCATAAAATGAAAGGAAAATAATGGCTAATCCAACAACCTACTTCGGCTGGGTCATGCCGACGTCGACTGATCTAGTGACTGACCTGCCGGCGGACTTTAATATTTTTGGGCAAGGCGTCGACACGTCAATGCAAGGCCTACTTGGCGGCACGACTGGTCAAGTGTTGTCTAAGACTTCTGCCACAAATATGGCATTTACTTGGATTGAGCAAGACGACACAACTTTGTCATTTAACGCACAGACAGGCACGACATACACACTTGTGGCCGCGGATCTTGGAAAACTTGTGACAACATCAAATGCCGCAGCTATAACCGTTACCATTCCGCCGTCAGTATTCGCAGCCGGCAATCAAATAAACGTGCAATCAATCGGCGTTGGTTTAACTTCATTTGTGGCTGGTGCTGGTGTAACGATTACTTCAACCGGAGCAAGTGCAGCTGCGCCGATTCTTAGAGCGCGCTATTCCGCTTGCACAATCATTTGCACAGCGTCAAACGTATTTACAGTAGTTGGAGATTTGTCTTAATCATGCCAATTTTAGGAATCGTGGCAAGCTCTATTAAATTAGCAAAAAAATATCTTGCTTTAGCAACCGCCACCAGCCCATATATTTCAGCCTATGAGTGGTCTGCTGGCTTCGGCACACAATACTCTAATCCTGCAACACTTCCGACTGGTCAAGGTTCAGATGTAGCGTTCAATCCTGCTGGAACGGCGGTAGCTATTGCCCATTACACCACGCCATTTGTCTCGGCTTATCCGTTCAATGGTGTAAGTGGCTTTGGCAGTAAGTACGCCAATCCTGCAACCTTGCCCGTTTCCGAAGGTGAAGGCTTAAATTTTAACGCCTCTGGGAACACGATAGCAGTCGCAAATCATACTACTGGTTTCGTTGCGGTCTATCCATGGTCTGCTGGCTTCGGTACTAAGTACGCCGATCCGTCTCCTGCCGTAACTGATTACGGATTTTCCGTTGCGTTCAATCCTGCCAATAATGTTATTGCAATCGGTTCAAACTCAACGCCAAGAATTTACGCTTATCCTTGGAGTCCGGGCTTCGGCACTAAATACGCCAATCCTGCCACGCTGCCAACTAATCAGGTTTATGATGTCGCGTTTAATTTTGACGGAACGGTAATCGCCACTGCGCATTTCACGTCTCCATATACTTCCGTATATCCATGGTCTGCTGGCTTCGGTACTAAATACGCCGATCCTTCGACCCTGCCAACTAGCACCGGCAACGGAATAACTTTTAATCCTGCCGGAGACACGATAGCAATCGCTCACGCCAGCTCTCCGCGAATATCGGTCTATGCGTGGTCTGCCGGCTTTGGCAGTAAGTACGCCAATCCTGCCACGTTACCTACGGGCGACGGTGAGAAAGTTCAATTTAATGCTACTGGAGACACGATAGCAATCGCTCACGCTACTTCGCCGTTTATTTCGGTTTATCCATGGTCTGCCGGTTTTGGCAGTAAATACGCCAATCCGGCTACCTTGCCGACTGGTAGAGGTTACGGAGTTTCTCTTTACAATGTTTAACAATTCACTACTACAGAATGGAAAATAAAATGGCAATGGATAAAATCGAACTAACACCGATACAAGCGCGGCAAGCAGAAGTGGATTCATATTCCACAAATGTAACTAATTACACCGCGCTGTTGGCGACCCTTGACGGCAACTGGGATTCCGACTTGATTCATCTTAAAGATGTCGAAGGTCAAGAAGCCGCGCGTCAATGCCCAATGGATCGCTTAGAGCGTTTAGCAGTTCTCCAACAATTTGACCAAGTTACTAAATTACTAAAAACTGAAATTGTTGAACGCGCTAAGGCACAGGCCATTCTAAATATTCTTCAATAATGAGCAATTATCCTAACGGCACAGCCGCAGCTGTTATTGACGCGGCGCTTGCCGAGGTTGGCACAGTCGAAAAGGGCGAAAACCTTACAAAATACGGTAAATTTACAAAGGCCGACGGGCTGCCATGGTGCGGTTCTTTTGTGAACTGGTGTGCAAATGAAGCTGGCGTAAAGATTCCAAGCATGGTGAGCACAGCTTTAGGCGCACAGAAAATGAAGGATCTTGGCCGCTGGAAAGAAGTGCCAAAGCTGGGCGATTTATGCTTCATGGACTTTCCGCATGACGGCGTAGATCGCATAAGCCATACCGGCATTGTGGCCAAGGTTGGGCTCAAAAGCGTTTTATGTGTTGAAGGCAATACGTCAGGCAACGGCGATCAACGCAACGGCGGAATGGTCATGATTAAAGAGCGATTCTTAGGCAAAGAAATAGTTGGTTTCGCTCGTCCAAAATACGTCGAGCATGCCGGAGACTTTCCTATAGTGACACTGCCACAGGCAGCTACGAAAGGTAAAAAACGATGAAGGAATTGAAGCCAATGCTGGCCAGCTATGCCAGGTCATTTCTCGCTGCCAGCCTTGCGGTCTACATGGCCGGCGTTACAGATCCAAAGGCTATTTTGTCAGCTGGCGTTGCAGCTCTTTTGCCCGTCCTTATGCGTTGGTTAAATCCCAATGACAAGGTTTATGGCCGCAAGTGAGCGTTGGAGAATGGACGGCCGTTCTTGGCCTAGTCCTAGCAATTCTTACTGCCGTTTATTCGGCCATGCGATTTATGATTAAATCAATTATGAGAGAACTTACGCCCAATGGTGGCAAAAGCCTTAAAGATCAAGTTTCAAGAATTGAGACAAGGCTTGACCAGTTAATTTTGGAGCTGGCATTTCAGTCAAAAAAGGATTAAGACACGCCGAAAATTACGCGTAATCCTTGACCTTGTCAGCTGTAGCCGTCATGCTTTTATCAGCGGCACCGACAAGGTCGCTACGGGAGCAATATGTACAGCATGGGCGAAGTATTTATGTGGGCCATGATAGGCGTGGTACTTGGATTTACAGGTGGCTATTCAATCGGGCTAAGAGAAGGTAATCGAGTCGGTTTTGTACGCGGCAAGATTTCAGCTAGCAAATGGTCAAACCGATCATGAGTTTCCTGGACAATTATGAGACGGTCAATCAGAAAGTTATACGGCTTCACGCCACCTATCCTACAAACCGTATCGAGACTTCAATCATCGACTGGAATGCGGAAAAGGGATTTATCCTCATCGAGTGCAGGATTTATCGCCGCTATGAAGATGAGAAGCCGGCGGCAATTGACTACGCACATGGCATGGTTGGGGCTTTTAACGTCCAGATGAAGCGTTGGTATGTGGAAGATACGGTTTCCAGCGCAATCGGAAGATGTGCCAGCGTCGTTTTAGGCGTGGAAACTAAAGCTTCAAAGGAAAGCATGGAGCAGGTGGAGCACATGCCAAAGGCATTTATCGAGGAAGATCCATGGTCTAAGCCAATTTGGGAAGAAGGCTTCACGACTGCCAAAACCGCAGTGCAAGAAATCCAAGCAACACTTGGCGGCGTCCAGGTAGCAGCTGCGCCACTATGTCCGCATGGTCACATGATTTGGCGAGCCGGCGAAAAGGGCGGAAAAGCCTGGGGCGGATATATGTGCGTAGAGAAAAGTAAGCCTAAGCAATGTCCACCGCGTTGGTACGTACTGGCGTCAGACGGCCAGTGGAAGCCACAGGTGTAGCCATGACATACGATGAATTATTGACAAAAGTCAAAGATTTTAATTCTGACGATTATGACGCAATTTCACTGGGAGAGGTAAATTACGCGCTTTACGCTCTCCAAGCCGTCATTGTTTTATGCAATCCAATTCATAACTCATATATAAGTCCTGATCACATATTGCACGTTATAGAAGAGGAATTGAGCCATGGGCGATTTTGAGATGATAAACCTGACTACAGGCGACCGACTACGTATTGACAAAGACGGCACAGAGCTGCGAGACGAAGTAAATCCACCGGCTATTGAATGGTGTGACAGGGGCCAGCACTATGCGGCCAAGTTAGGCGGACGCGATGAGGGCGGCATTTTATGGGTCTGCCTGGAATGTGGTCGAAAGTGATCCGAATGACAATCAGCGAAGCCGATGAATGGGCAATTCATAATCGAGCAGCATCGGTCATATTCTCGATGAGCGACTTAAGCGACATAGAGCGGTATAACACAAAGTTAAACAACTATGAACGCGTCACAGAGTATGCAGAATCCTTGGGCGCTGAAATGGTAGTAGCGCGCTACTTTGGCCTTGATTATGACGTCAACATATCCCAGGGCAAGCGCCATGCCGACGTAGGCAAAGGCATTGAAGTCAAGTGGACAAGCTACATAA